GCTGACCGCCTAGACGCCTACATAGCCGCCTTTGTTCAGCCCGACACTCCTGCTACCGCCGAAGAACTTAAAAAATATCCTCCGGGGTCAATAGTACCTCAAGACCAAGTAAATGATTGGTTTGAAGCGGACATATCTAAAAGCTATAACGCGGCTGTAGCTCAAAATAGCCAATTACCTGAAAACGTAGACATTGGCCGCTTTACTTCTGTAAATTATCAACTAGGGCCAAATTGGAATAAGGACTTTGAAGATACTTGGAACCTTATGCTATCGGGGCGATTTCGAGAAGCGTCCAAAGAAGCGTTAAATTCAAAATGGTATAGAGAACAAACTCCTGAGCGTGCTCAAAAGTTTGCTGATGCTTTAAACGATGTTGCGCAAGCACTGAAGAAGTTACACTCAATGCCAAAACAACAGAACCTAGTGGCACAAGGTGTGGACACATCAACCGAGGTGCCTGAATGGGTCAATGCAGGCGGACGCACAAGACTAATTTAGAGACAGATTATGGCTATTGAGAAAGGTTTATACGCAGCACCCGAAGGCATTGATGACAAGCTAGAGATGGAAGGTGAGTCCGCTCTGGAGATAGAGATCATTGATCCTGAAGCGGTCACTTTGTCTGATGGCAGTATGGAGATCACATTGATCCCCGACCTAAACGAGTCTGCCCTTATGGGGTTTGATGGTAACTTGGCAGAGGCGCTGGAAGACGGCGACTTGCAAGAACTATCCAGTGAGTTGATTGGACTCGTTGAAGCAGACATCGACAGCCGAAAAGATTGGGCGGATACGTTTGTTAAGGGACTAGATACTCTAGGGCTGAAGTACGAAGAGCGTACTGACCCGTGGGATGGTGCCTGTGGCGTGTTCTCTACTGTGTTAGCAGAAGCTGCGATACGGTTCCAAGCAGAAACAATGAGCGAGACTTTTCCCGCCGCTGGACCTGTCAAGGTTAAAATTCTTGGGGACGAAACGCAAGAAAAAATTGAAGCCGCTGAACGTGTAAAAGCTGACATGAACTATGAACTTACTGAGCGCATGGTCGAGTACAGACCAGAACACGAGCGGATGCTGTATAGCCTAGGACTCGCAGGATCGGCGTTTAAGAAGGTTTACTTTGATCCTAACCTAGGACGCCAGATGGCGGTCTACATCCCAGCAGAAGATGTTATCGTGCCTTACGGCGCGTCTACGATTGAGCAGGCCGAACGTGTCTCGCATATCATGCGTAAGACCAAGAACGAGCTACGTAAGCTACAGGCCGCTGGGTTCTATCGTGATGTAGAGTTAGGAGACCCCGAGCCGTTCCATACAGACATTGAAGAGAAGAAAGCTGATGATGATGGCTTCTCTATCTCTGACGATAGTCGCTTCGCAATTTACGAGATACACGCTGACCTAATCATTGATGGTATTGACGAAGATGATGAAGGTATAGCGAAACCCTACGTTGTTACTATCGAGCGTGGCACTGGAGAAGTCCTTGCTATACGCCGTAACTGGAACGAAGATGATGAGCTAATGCTCAAGCGCCAGCACTTTGTACACTATGTATATGTGCCGGGATTTGGTTTTTACGGCCTTGGCCTGATTCATATCATTGGTGGGTATGCGAAGGCTGGGACATCCTTGATACGTCAGCTAGTTGATGCTGGTACCCTATCGAATCTCCCCGGTGGGTTGAAGTCTCGCGGGCTACGTATCAAGGGGGATGACACGCCCATTGAACCCGGAGAGTTCAAGGATGTAGATGTACCGTCCGGTAGTATCCGCGACAACATCATGCCCCTTCCGTATAAGGAACCTAGTCAGACTCTCCTCGCTCTGTTAAACCAGATTACGACTGAAGGTCGTCGATTGGGTGCTATCAGTGACATGAACATTTCAGACATGTCAGCCAATGCTCCTGTGGGTACTACACTAGCGCTCTTAGAGCGTACGTTGAAGCCAATGGCAGCAGTGCAAGCTCGTGTTCACTACACCATGAAGCAGGAGTTTAAACTCCTTAAAGCGATCATGTCAGAGCACGCACCCGAGGATTATGACTACGTTCCTACGCGGGGCGAAGTAAGTGCACGGCAGTTAGACTATATGATGGTGGACGTAATACCCGTCAGTGATCCTAATAGTTCTACAATGGCCCAGCGTGTTGTTCAGTACCAAGCTGTGCTACAGATGGCTCAGCAAGCGCCTCAGATATACGACCTACCACAACTACATCGCCAGATGATTGAGGTGTTAGGTGTGAAGAACGCAGACAAACTTGTTCCCACAAGAGAAGATTCCAAGCCCGCCGATCCAGTCAGCGAGAACATGGATGCTCTGGTTGGCAAGCCGATACGGGCGGTTATCTACCAAGACCATCAGGCTCACATTGCGACTCACACGTCGTTTATGCAGGAGCCACAGGTTGCTCAGATGATCGGACAGAACCCACAAGCGCGGCAGATTATGGCGTCATTACAAGCGCACATTGCAGAGCACCTTGGGTTCCAGTATCGCCAGCAGATCGAGGAGAAGTTGGGAGCACCGCTACCACCTCCGGGTCAGGAGTTACCAGAGCAGATCGAAGTGGATTTGTCACGTTTGGTAGCAGAGGCAGGGGCGCAACTTATGCAGGGGCATCAGCAAGAAGCCGCGCAGAAGCAAGCGGAACAGCAACAACAGGACCCTATCTTCCAGCAGAAACAAGCCGAGCTACAGCTCAAAGGGCAGGAAGTACAACGCAAGGCCGCAAAGGATCAGCAAGAAGCGCAGATGAAACAGGCCGAATTGCAGCTTAAAGCGCAGAAGAATCAGGTTGATGCGCTCTTCGATGCGGAGAAGTTGAAGCTGGATAAACAGGAATTAGAACTAGACGCTAAGAAAGAAGGCGTTCGCGTGGCGGCAAGTCGTCGCCAAGAAAACAACAAGCTCGATTTGGAGCTTGCGAGGATGATGGCTGACAAGCCTAAACGAGGTGAATAATGGCTAAAACCGTCTTTGACGTGCTTAAACAAAAACTCGACGGAGATATTTCGTCTGCAACTAGTTTTCTTGCTGGGGGGTCTGCTAAAGACTTCGCAGGATACAAGGAGATTGTTGGCTTAGTTCGGGGTCTCGAAGCCAGCAAGCAACACATTGAGGACCTCTCGCGTAACTATATGGATGATGAAGATGAATAACACTCAGACTATTGAAGTACCTGATGCACTGAAAGCTAAGATGGCAGCGGAAGCTGAACCTATTGCTGAAACTAGTAAACGTGAAGTCAGCGATGAGGAATGGGAAGCACAAATGCCCAAACCTTCTGGCTACCGTTTGTTAATAGCCCTACCCGATGTCGAAGAATATTACCAAGGCAGTACCCTGCTTAAAACAACTGACCAGATGCACAAAGAGTACATCATGTCGATTATGGGTATTGTTATAGATATGGGGGCAGACGCCTATTCAGACAAAGACCGTTTTCCTGAAGGCCCTTGGTGTAAAGAAGGGGACTATGTGATGTTTCGTATGAACACAGGCACACGGTTCAAAGTTAACGGGAAAGAATTTAGATTAATGAACGACGATTCTGTGGAAGCTGTAATCCCTGATCCTCGTGGCATTATGGCTGTATAGGAGAAAAATCATGCCTTTTCAAAAAGTAGAATACGAGTTTCCTGATGAGGAGACAAAAGCAAAACAAGACATCGAAGTGGAGGATTCCAGTGCTATCGAAGTGGATATTGGGGGTAAGAAAGCTAAAGCCGAGGCTGAGAAATATGAGCCTGTCGTTGAAAGTGAAGTGGATACTGATGACGACGAATATGAAATTGAAGTGGTTGACGATACGCCGAAAGCTGATCGCAATCGTAAGCCCTCTGATCCCCCAGAAGACGTTACTGATGACGAGTTGGAAGACTATTCAGAGAGAGTGCGTAAACGGATACAGCATTTTAGTAAGGGCTATCACGACGAACGCCGCGCTAAAGAAGCGGCTTTCCGTGAACGTGAAGAGTTGGAGAAACTATCTCAACAACTTGTGGAAGAGAATAAAAAACTCAAGTCCAATGTAAACAAAAACCAAACAGTTTTGCTTGAACAAGCTAAGCGAAGTGCAGTATCTGAGCTAGAATCTGCTAAAAAGCAGTATAAAGATGCGTATGAAGCCGGAGACTCAGACGGCGTTCTTTCTGCACAAGAAAACCTAACAAACGCTAAGATTAAGTCTGATAGGCTAAATAATTTCAAGTTACCAGCTTTACAAGAAGATGAAACTAGTGTAAAAATGGTACCTGAAACCACCCCACTGCCAGTGGAGGTTGATAAACGAGCACAAGCGTGGCAAGACGCGAACGGCTGGTTCAACCAAGACGTAGAGATGACAAGTTACGCGCTGGGATTGCATAATAAACTTGTCAATGAGGGTGTAAACCCTCAGAGTGATGACTACTACGAGAGAATTGATTCTCGTATGCGACAGTTATTCCCCGAGAATTTCGAGGGGGAGGGAGTAGAAAAGCCGAAGAAGCAGTCAAATGTGGTTGCACCCGCTACGCGGAGCACTTTGCCTAAGAAAGTTAGGCTAACGCAAACACAATTAACGCTCTCTAAACGCTTGGGTCTTACTCCCGAACAATACGCCAAACAGGTTGCACTAGATATGAGGAAACAATAATGGCTACGAACAGAATTGACCGTGAACTAGAAACACAAGAAAAAACGATCCGCAAAAAGGCTTGGACGCGCCCCGAGGTGTTACCATCTCCAAATCCCGAGCCGGGTTACGAATTTCATTGGGTTCGTATAAGCACGCAAGGGCAAGTAGACGCCACTAACGTATCCTCAAAAATAAGAGAAGGTTGGGAGCCTGTAAAGGCAGTAGATCACCCAGAAATCACATTGGTTGCCGTTGAAAATGAACGGTTCAAAGACAACGTGGTAATTGGTGGTTTGATGCTTTGTAAAGCTCCAGCGGAATTAGTCGAAGAGAGGGCTGCACATTATCAACAACAGACAAACTCCCAGATGCACTCCGTAGACAACAGTCTCATGAGAGAAAATGATCCTCGTATGCCCCTGTTTAATGATAGGAAGACGAAGGTCACTTTCGGAAACGGAACTTAAATTAGGAGCTTAACATGGCTTACCCAACTGTAAGTGGCCCTTCAGGGCTAGTTCCGGTTAAACTTGTAAGCGGCGTACCTTTCGTGGGCGTAACTCGTCAATATAGCATTGCGAGTGCATATGACACGAACATCTTTAGTGGTGACGCTGTACAACTTTTAACCGGAGGCACCATATCCCGTGATACTGCTGATGCAGCAATGACGCCTATTGGTGTATTTCTTGGTTGTACTTATACTGATCCCTCATTGGGCTATCAGCTATTCAACCAATATTACCCAGCAGACACCGTTGCATCTGACATCATGGCTTACGTCGCTGATAGCACTGATGTGCTGTTTAAAGTTGCTGTACTTTCATCCAGCGCTGGCGTTACGCCAGTAATTGGCGATCTAGCGATCACTGATTTGGGTGCAAACGTAGCAATGATCAACAACGATGGCGATACTGCTACTGGAAATTCACGATGTGGTATTTCCGACTCGACCGCTACGACGAACACTTTACCTTTACGTATTGTGGAACTTGTAGAGGAAACTAAAAACTCATCTGGTGGGTTCACTGAGGCACTCGTTAAATGGAACGCAGGGCATCAAATGAATAACCTCACTGGCGTCTAGGAGGGATAACTAATGGCTATTTCACGCGCCCAGCTCCTTAAAGAGCTACTTCCCGGTCTAAACGCACTGTTTGGGTTGGAATATGCAAAATACGGCGAAGAGCACGCCCAAATTTTTGAAACAGAATCCTCAGATCGCTCGTTTGAGGAAGAAACTAAGCTATCCGGTTTCTCAGCAGCACCTGTCAAGGACGAAGGCTCAGCCATCGAATATGACAATGCTCAAGAAGCATGGAGTGCACGTTACGTGCATGAGACGGTTGCAATGGGTTTCTCAATTACTGAGGAAGCTATTGAAGATAACTTGTATGACTCACTGTCTGCTCGTTATACAAAGGCCCTAGCTCGTGCAATGGCGTACACTAAGCAAGTTAAAGCTGTGTCTATTTTGAACAATGGATTTGCTGCTGGCACCACTTACGGTGACGGACAGTCATTGCTCTCAACAGCGCATCCACTTGTTTCTGGTGGTACCAACGCGAACCGCCCAACTGTTGCGGCTGACCTTAACGAGACTTCTCTTGAAGCCGCCGTTATTGGTATTAGCCAGTGGACAGATGAGCGAGGATTGTTGATTGCTGCTCAGCCACGGAAGCTAATCATTCCACCAGCACTGCAATTCGTTGCAACTCGTCTGTTGGATACTGATGGTCGTGTAGGTACTGCGGATAACGATATTAACGCTCTCCGCAACAACGGCTCTATCCCTGAAGGATATGCCGTTAACCATTACCTCACAGACACCAATGCTTGGTTCTTGATGACTGATGTGCCGAATGGCCTGAAGCACTTTGTTCGTACTCCAATGTCTACATCTATGGATGCAGATTTTGACACGGGCAACTCGCGCTATAAGGCTCGTGAGCGTTATTCCTTCGGGGTTTCTGACCCACTAGGAATTTACG